TTCACGGACAGTGAATTCTTCGACGAGTGCCAGCATGGACCGAACTCCAGCCTTGGAGTCCCTTTCGCCGATACGGGCAACTCACGGAAGTTTGTACCCCCGTGGTCTTGTACCGAATCGGTAGTCGATCTGTTTGGTCTGTACCTGCGTTACGACAAGCTTTTGGCCGAAACCTTAGCTATCAGCTGTCCAAACATTCGCCGCCCTGGCGGTGTGTGGACCTACGCAGATATACGCGATTCGTCGCGGCTTACTACCGTACCCAAAAATGACGATATCGATCGCACCATTGCCATTGAGCCTACGCTGAATATGTTTTTCCAGCAAGGCTTAGGGCGCTTGATTGCGAAGCGACTCGTTGCTTTTGGTGTGGACATCCAACATCAACAAGATAAACATCGAGATATGGCCTACACATCGTCTATTACGCGTTCACACGCTACAATAGACTTTTCGTCGGCGTCAGATTGTGTGATGACAGAACTGCTAAAGTTCTTGTTACCTCCAGTTTGGTTTTATTTGGTTGACAAAGTACGCTGTAAAACCGTGCTTGTGGATGACATGGCCATTCCCCTTAACTGTATCGCTACAATGGGGAATGCCACGACATTCGTGCTGGAAACTCTGGTTCTCTTTAGTTTAGGTGTAGCGTGTACCATGCCCGATAATCGGTCCGTGTTCCCGGAATGGGAACATTTTCAGACCGTTTCGGTTTTTGGCGACGACTGTATCATACCATCGAAGAACGCACACTTCTTCATTGAGGTGTGTAAGTCTGTCGGTTTCATTGTCAACGACTCAAAGTCGTTCGTTGATGAGACCGAGCCCTTCAGAGAGTCCTGTGGCGCTGACTACGTCAGTGGCTACAACGTTCGTCCCGTGTACCTACACGGGCCCCGGTCCAACAAGCCGAGCGTACTACGTGCATGGCTCTATACGCTGTGGAACGTCCTCTGCAAAAGACTAATTTCTGGTCTTGGAGGACGTAACTACGCGTACACCCAGACGTTGCAATACTTAGCTTGTCAGATTTCAAAGTACAACAGTACGTTGTTCGTTGTACCTTTGAACGATCCCGATGACGCTGGCGTTAAGCTGTACGGTGATGCTGAGAGGTTGTTAAGACTCTTCAGCATTCCTGTGGCCCGCTTATCGCGGGACAGAAACAACACTTTGATTTACTCGAAGCTTGTCTCTGCAAAACCCCAATCTGGCTTTGTTTCCGAGGAATTGGAAATGTGGTTGAGATTGAAGTTCCCACCAAGCTTTAACGTCCTTCGGCCTCAGGTCGAGACGTCCTCGTATACCGTGAGGAAGTCTGATCGCGG